CTTATGATTACAAACGGTTTCATTGCTGAAGCCGCACAAAATATGGAACAAGACTATGACTGATATTGTTGGGGTCACCACCCCCTCGTTAGTGGGCCTAAATGGCAAACCCATTGTGGCAAAGGACAAAGAACCCGAAGTTCCGGTTGAAGACCGTGCAAAGCAGCTTCCTGACCCATCTGGATACCGCATTCTGTGTGCACTTCCAGAAGTCGAAGAGAAGACCGCTGGTGGCATCTTCAAGGCAGACTCTACGAAGCAGTATGAAGAACTCACTACACCAGTACTTATGGTGCTGAAACTCGGCCCTGATTGCTACAAGGACGAGAAACGCTTCCCGTCCGGCCCATGGTGCCAAGAAGGTGACTTCATTCTGACCCGCCCAATGGCAGGTAGCCGTGTGAAAATTCATGGCCGCGAGTTCCGCATCATCAATGACGACAGTGTCGAAGGTGTTGTTGAAGACCCCCGGGGCATTTCCCGCGCTTAACGGGCGTAACCCGTACATAGGAGAATAGCATGAGTATGCAGAATGATGATTTCGAGGATTTTTCCTACGAAGTCGAAGACGAAACCCCCGTTTCTGAGGCTGACAAGCCGGAAATTGAAATTGAAGATGATACCCCAGAGGCAGACCGTGGGCGTGAGCCTATGCCGAAGGAACTTGTCGAAGAGCTAGAAGCCGACGAACTCGAAGAGTACTCGGATAAAGTTAAGACCCGTCTGAAGCAGATGAAGAAAGTCTGGCATGACGAGCGTCGTGAAAAAGAACGCGAAATGCGTGAAAAGGCAGAAGCTTTGTCTGTTGCGCAGCGTGTTCTTGAAGAGAACCGCAAGTTAAAGAGCACTATAGCTCAAGGCGAACAGTCCTTGATTGGTAGCTATAAGCAAGCCACGGAGTATGAAGCTGCAGCAGCTAAACGTGAGTTCAAAGAAGCGTACGAGTCTGGAGATGCAGACCGTCTAGCGGACGCTCAGGAGAAGCTTGCAGCGGCTAATTACCGCATGCAGCAAATAAATAATTATCGTCCTACTTTACAAGAGGAAGATAACGAGGTAGAAATACCTCAACAGCAGGTGCAAGTTCCGCAGCCTGACCAGAAAACTATGGCGTGGCAAGAGCGCAATACGTGGTATGGTACAGACCCGGAAATGACCGCAGCTGCTCTTGGGCTTCATCAGAGGCTCATAAATGAACGTGGCCCGCAATTTGCAGGTACCGACGAATATTGGGGCGTTGTAGACAAAACTATGCGCCGTCGCTTCTCCGATTACTTCGGGGATGAAATGGATAATGGCGACACCAAACCAGCTGCACGTGAACAAAAAGCGTCACCGGTCGTTGCTCCAGCCTCACGTACACGGTCCCCCAAAAAGATTGTGTTGAAACAGTCCCAACTGGCAATTGCTCGTAAACTGGGTCTAACCCCAGAACAGTATGCCCGTGAACTTATGAAGATGGAGAAGTAAAATGACTGATATTATTGACGCCTTAGAAGGCAAAGCGGGTTCGACCCGTGCCCCTCGTGAAACTCGTGCAGAAGCTGAACGTCCGAAAGTATGGCAACCGGCATCGACCCTGCCAGAACCGGACAAGCAAGCTGGGTATGCGTATCGTTGGATACGTGTATCGTCGATGGGTAAAAACGATGCTAGCAACGTCTCGTCCAAACTACGGGAAGGTTGGGAGCCAGTGGCCATCGAGGAGCAACCCCAGTTCCAAATGTTGGTGGACCCAGATAGCCGTTTCAAAAACAACATCGAAGTCGCAGGACTGTTGTTGTGCAAGGCACCAGAAGAACTGATGCGTCAGCGTAAGGAATACTTCGCTAACAAAAACCAGTCTCAGATGGAGTCAGTGGACAATAACTTCATGCGTGAGAACGACGCTCGTATGCCTCTCTTCAGGGAAAAACGGTCTACGACGTCATTTGGCAAAGGCAAATAGCTAAAGGAGCTATAATATGGCATACCCTTCTGTTACCAGCCCTTACGGGCTAATCCCAATCAATTTGATTGGCGGACAGGTTTTTGCTGGTGCTACTCGCGAACTTCCAATCGCAACCAACTCTTCGACTGCCATTTTCTATGGTGACGTCGTTAAGTTGCTCGCAGGCGGTACAGTTGGCAAGGACACTGGTACGGACGCTGCAACACCTGTCGGTGTTTTCCTTGGTTGTACCTATACGGACCCAACCTTTGGTCTGACATTCCGTCAGTACTACCCCGGCACCACGAACATCACAGACATCAAAGCATATGTTCAGGAAGACCCTGATGCATTGTTCAAGGTTGCTGTATGTGCTGGTACCAACTCGAACACTGTAAGCTACCTCACTCAAGCCGCTGTCGGTTCGAACGTGAAGCTCGCTAACGGTGCGAACAACGTAGGCTCGACCTCGAACGGTAACTCTAAGGTGGGTGTAGACTCGACCGAAGGTACTACTTCGACGTGGCCAATCCGCGTTGTGGATGTTGTTCCTGAAACCGCTATTGCAGGTAGCCCCGGTTCTTACACCGAAGTTATCGTCAAGTGGAACCAAGGCACTCATCAGTACCTCAACCCAACCGGTCTGGCATAAGGAGACTGACTAATGGCAATTTCACGCGCACAACTTCTTAAAGAACTGTTGCCCGGACTGAACGCTTTGTTCGGCCTCGAGTATGCACGTTACGGCGAAGAGCACAAAGAAATCTACGAAACGGAAACTTCCGAACGTTCGTTCGAAGAAGAAACGAAGCTTTCTGGTTTCTCGGCTGCTCCAGTCAAGAACGAAGGTTCGGCCATCGCATACGACAACGGTCAAGAAGTCTTCACAGCTCGCTACAACCACGAAACGATTGCCCTCGGGTTCTCGCTCACGGAAGAAGCGATTGAAGATAACTTGTACGACTCGCTGTCGTCGCGTTACACGAAGGCATTGGCTCGCGCCATGTCGTACACCAAGCAAACTAAGGCTGCTGCAGTCTTGAACAACGGCTTCGACACCGACTACACTGGCGGTGACGGTCAACCATTGTTCTCGGCTTCGCACCCATTGGTTTCTGGTGGCACGAACTCGAACATCCCAAGCACTCCTGCTGATTTGAACGAAACGTCGCTTGAAGCGGCTGTAATTCAGATTGCAGCGTGGACGGATGAACGTGGCCTGCTCATCGCGGCTAAACCGCGTAAGCTCATCGTACCGCCAAGCCTGATGTTTGTTGCTACTCGCTTGCTCGAAACCGAACTTCGCGTTTCGACTGCAGACAACGACATCAACGCAATCAAGTCGAATGGCTCTATCCCAGAAGGTTACGCCGTAAACCACTTCTTGACCGACACTGACGCGTGGTTCTTGACCACCGACGTGCCAAACGGTCTGAAGCACTTTGTTCGTACGCCAATGGCGACGGGCATGGACGGTGACTTCGACACCGGTAACGTACGTTACAAGGCTCGTGAGCGTTATTCGTTCGGCTGGTCAGACCCTCTGGGTATGTACGGCAGCGAAGGCGCAGCCTAATAGTTTCCCCGAGAGCGTAGCTCAAGGGAACGGGGGGAAGGGAGGAGAGAAATCTCTTCCCTTCTTTTTTATTTGTGCTATATCTACGTTACTAGGGAACAATATTCGTACCGACCGGCCCAGCGGACTTAGTAGAGACGGTACGTACGAGTGCTACTACACAGGAGAAAGTCATGGCTAATACTACATTTAACGGTCCAGTTCGCTCTGAGAACGGCTTCCAAACAATTTCAATCAACGCCACAACCGGCACTGTAACCGTAACTGGTACATTCGGAGCTGCTACTTCGGTAACTACGCTTACCGCTACCGGCAACATCACCGCTGACAGCGCTTCGGGCCTTGTCGCTGGTGGTGCTTCTGCATTCATCGCAACTAACGTCGCTGCTGGCATGGGTATCTATGTTGGTTCAGGTGTTCCGACTGTTGCTGCTGCGCAGGGTTCGCTCTACCTTCGTAGCGATGGTAGCACGACTTCGACTCGTGCGTATATCAATACAAACGGCTCGACCACATGGACTGCACTCACAACCGCTGCTTAATAGCTCGATAGGGGGTTATGCGGATATGCAACAGGAACAAAGCTACGACTTAGCTGGTAAGAGCGTCTTCATCGCTCTTCCAGCGTACGACTTCAAGGTATCCTTGAAGCTAGCTGTTTCTCTTGCTCGTTTTGCTCAGCAGGCTGCGGCACACGGAATTGAACTTCACATCGGCAGTATATGCGGGTGTTCGGTTGTTTCTCGTGCGCGCAACCTGCTGGCGCAAGACCTGCTTGAGTCTAACTGCGACTACCTAATGTTTATCGACTCGGACATTAACTTCGAGGCACAAGATGTGTTCCGCCTTATGGCGTGGGGCACCGACCCTAAGAAGGGTATTGTAGCTGCGGTTCCCCGTACGCGCAGCGAAACCAAAAACTATATAGCTACTCTCGACCACGACGAGAACAACCAGCTTTCCATGAACAACATGGGTCTGGTCCGTGCGAAGCGTGTAGCTACAGCATTTATGCTGGTACGCCGCGAAGTGTTTGAGCAGATGTCTGCAGCCCACCCAGAGTGGAGCTACTACGACACGCGGTCCGACCGCATGCTAAACGCTATGTTCGATTTCCTTGTCACCGACGAAGGCTATATCGGAGAGGACTTCCTCTTCTGCGACCGTGCACGGGAGCTTGGTTTTGAAGTGTGGGTAGACCCCACAATCACACTGGGCCACATGGGCGTACAGGAATATATCGGCAACTACGGCGATGATATTCTCTACCCAATGATTGTCCCCACACAGAAGGAAGCAGCATAATGGATACCATGAAGAAACTTGGGAAAAGTGGTATGTTTGGCCTCGCCGGACTCGCGGCGACCAATAAGGGTGCGGTTAATAAAATCGCCCGTAACGGCGGTTTAGGCGTTATAGGTATGGCACTAGCTAAAAAGAAGAAGAAGCCAGCGCAACCCGGTCGTCCGATGATGGAAGACGTCATGGTAGCTGAACAAGCCCCCATGGGTATGCGCGGTCGTCCAATGATGGATGAAGTCATGGTAGCTGAAGAAGCTCCTGCTGGTGCGACGATGCGCAAGGGCGGCAAGGTCAAGAAAATGGCCAAGGGCGGCTCAACTGCTTCAAAGCGTGGCGATGGCTGCGCTACTAAGGGCAAAACTAAAGGGCGGTTTGTCTAATGGCCAAGACACCCGCATGGCAACGCAAAGAAGGCAAAGCGAAGTCTGGCGGGCTGAACGCCAAGGGTCGTGCGTCTTACAACAAAGCCAACCCGGGCAAGCCCGGTCTCAAGGCACCGCAGCCCGAAGGCGGTCCGCGTAAGAAGTCATTCTGTGCGCGCATGACGGGTATGAAAAAGAAGCTCACGAGCAAGAAGACCGCGAATGACCCTAATAGCCGCATCAACAAGTCCCTCCGGGCTTGGAAGTGCTGACATGGAAATGATGCTTTGGAACATCGTACTGAGCATCGTGGTGGCGACTATGGGCTTTTTTCTCCGTGGGAAAATCGAAGAGTTGGACCGTCTCGGCATCCTACTCAACAGGACTCGTGAGGAAATCGCACGCGACCATGTCACTCGCGCTGAGATGAACACTTTGGTCGATAGGTTAGGGGACCGGTTTGACCGGGCCTTTGAACGGCTTGAAGCCAAAGTTGATGAAATGAGAAAGGTATAGTCATGGCACGTAAAATGAAAAAGTTCTCTGCCGGTGGTGCACAAGGTCGTTACGACCGTCGCATGGCGGACATCGAGAAAGACTTCAAAAAGAACTCAGCAGGTAAGAGCGGTAAGGCTCTTGAAGTACTTGAAGCTAAGCGTGCCCAGCGTACCGCTGATGCCAAGGACGACCTCGCTAAACGCACTGGCGCTGACCGCACCGCTACACGTAAAGCGGAGTACGACGCGGAAAAGAATTTAAGCAGGACACGTAAGTTCGGCGCAGACAAACCTACAGCCGCAGCGGACCCTGCTAAAGCTGAGCTTGCAGCCCAAGTTGCAGCCGCACCCGAAGCAGCGAAGGCTAAACCGAAAACTACCCGCGAAGAGTTCAACGCAGCATTCCGTGCGGCGCGTAATGACCCAGCAGCTATGAAGCGTGGGACTTTTACTTTCAGGGGTACATCTTACTCAACTAAGATGGCTGGCGAAGGCCGTAAAGCAAGCACAGGTACAGGCGCAGGCACGGCTGGTTCGAGCACAAATAACAGTGCAGCCGCAAGTGCCGCCGCCGCTGCTAAGAACCCACCTGCGGCTGCGGCTAAGAACCCACCTGTGGCTGCGGCTAAGAACCCACCTGCGGCTGCGGCTAAAGTAACAGGGCCGTCTACAAAGAGGGGTCTAAATCCTAACTCCATTGCTGGCATGATAGCAAGTGGTAAGCTCTTAAGCACACCTGACTCCTTCAGGAAGTCACAGGAAGCTAAGTACGGTAAGGCCAAAGGTGGCTCAGTTAAAAAGGAAAAGACTATGAAATACGCTAAAGGTGGTTCAACAGCTTCGCAACCAGTGCCGCCGAAGAAAAAACCAAAAGAACCAATCACTGGCGGTGCAAACACCGTGCCGTTGACCCCAGAACGTAAAGAGTTCCTCAAAGAATTAGCGAAGCGCAACGCTAAGCCGGGTATGGCCAAAGGCGGTAAGGCTACTAAGTTCGGTAAGGCCATGGTCAAGAAGTCGGCAGACACCAAGGGCCGTGCGATGATGAAGTTCGCCAAGGGCGGCTCTATTGACGGTTGCGCTATTCGTGGTAAGACCAAGGGTAAGATGCTCGCTTCCGGTGGCTCTTGTGGTATGGGGAAAGGTCGTAAATAATGCGCCCAATTATTGTTAACACTAGTAACGCTAGTGGAGGTGTAAAAAACTCAAACCCCGCAGTATTGGATTACTACGGGCAGTTTGGCGTTGCGCTTCAGGTGGTTGTGACTGGTACAGCTACGTACACAATCCAGCAGACGTTGGATAACCCTCTAACTGAGGGTGCTACTATAACATGGTTTAACCACCCTGACGCCAATCTCGTTGCGCAGACCGTTAACCGCCAAGGTAACTACGCCTACAACCCTGTAGCACTACGTGTTCAACAGACTGCGGGTAGCGGTAGCGTTAAACTTACGGCACTTCAGGTCGGTCTACACCCCTAATGGCTGTAGGCTTGTACAGTGGCACGTCTGGGCTGGCGCTTGGTACCGGCCTGTACAAGGACGTCTCAGGCCTATGGGGCGGTGCCAGTGGCCTTATCAACGGCTTTGGCGGAAGCAATCCGTTTAGTGGCGCGTCGCTGTATCTGAACTTCCTAGCCGGTGCGCCGCTTGACAGCCGCGTCACGTTCTCACGCGGCAGCAATGCCACGCTGGTGGATAGCACGGGCAAGATCACTTACGCTCCGGCGAATTTGCTGTTGCAATCGCAGACGTTTGATAACGCGAGTTGGACTAAAAATGCTGCGACTGTTACGGCGAACAGCACGGTCGCGCCAGACGGAACTACCACTGCGGACACAATTACGGAAAGCGCCACAAACGATTTACACGTTGCGTTCCAAACAAATACGCTTTCCGCCTTAACCACGCACGTTATGTCGGTTTACGTTCAAGCCGGAACTCGCAGTTTTGCTATGTTGCGTGTCGGCGGAGGCGGGTTTACCACTGGCCCCGCGATTAAAGCGTCACTGACAGGGGCGGGAACCACTACTACGTTAGAAGGACCGGTTGTCTCATCCGCAATTACTGCTGTCGGCAGTGGTTGGTATCGGGTATCCATGACGTTTGTTTCAACGGCTACTACGGCAGGATACACCCCACAAGTCGGCCCACATAACAACGGCAGTGCCGTAACGTATCTTGGTGATGGTTCGACTGTATTCCTCTGGGGCGCACAACTCGAACCAGTAACCTACCAGACCACCCCGTCCACCTACGTTGCCACAACGTCAGCGGCATATTACGGCCCGCGCTTTGATTACGACCCTGTAACGCTTGCGGCAAAGGGCTTGCTGATCGAAGAGGCGCGGACGAATTTGCTGTTGCGGTCGGAGGAGTTTGATAATGCTACTTGGATAAAGAGCAACTCCACGGTAACAGCCAACGCAACGACCTCGCCGGACGGCACTGTTGACGCGGAAAAGCTAGTCGAGAACACGGCAAACGCACAGCACTTTGTGCTGCAAATATCTTCAGTCACCGCTTCCACTGCTTATACTTTCACGGTCTATTTAAAAGCCGCAGAACGCACTCGCGCTGCGCTGATAGACTCTGGTGGCAGTAGCGCAACTGGCGTGTTTGACTTGTCGAGCGGGGCGGTAGTTTCGACTAGCAATTGCACGGCTTCCGTTTCCAATTCTGGGAACGGCTGGTATCGCTGCTCCATCACGTTTACTTCGGCGGTAGGCCAAACAGGCGTTAACGCCCGCGTGTTCCTTGTAAATACAGGGACCAACACAACCTACACAGGCGATGGCACATCAGGCGTCTTCCTCTACGGCGCACAACTCGAAGCCGGAGCATTCGCCACAAGCTACATCCCCACAGTTGCCAGCCAAGTAACGCGCAGCGCAGACGTTGCGGCCATGACAGGCACGAACTATTCGTCTTGGTATAACACGGCAGAGGGAACGCTTTTCGCAGAGTTTACACTTCTACCGCGAACGCTTTCGGGAACAGCCGTGATCGCGTACAACGGTAGCGCCAACGGGCGCTGGAGTTATTTGTCTAGTGCTTCGGCGCGTATGCTTGATGGGACAAATACCGCTGTTGCGGGAAGTATAGGCACACCAACTGCCGTTAATAAAACCGCGTCCGCATTGTCGTCTGCTGGAATGGCTATTTCGCTTAATGGAGCGGCGCCCGGAACCTCGGCTTATGTAGGTACATTTGGTTCGCAGAATGAACTTAATATAGGCCAACAAAGCGGAGCTTCATCCATCAACGGCCACATCCGCCAAATTGCGTACTACAACACGCGACTTACAAACACCACGTTGCAGGCAATCACAGCATGACCGACCTATATCTTAAAACCCTGACCGAAGACGACATGAACGCCGCTTTGCTTGAAGCTGGCGTGATCGACGACGAAGGCAATCCAGTAAACGATTTCTTGGTTGACCAGATCGGGCCATTCACGAAGGTCATTGGCTATGACGAAGAGGGCGAGCCTATCGAGGAGTATTATCCCGACTGGCACACCAACCTGCGCGGCAGCTTCGATGAGGAGCAGTTGGCTTTGCTGACGCCCTTGTGCGTTGAACCGCCAGTGCCGTACCGCGTCTGGGCTTAATAGGAGAAGTAACATGCGTGCATGTCGGGGTATGGGGGCTATAAACCCTTCTAAAATGCCGGGGGCGAAAACCATCCGTCGTAAGGATAACCCCGACGACGTGACCATGTACGCTAAAGGCGGTAAGCTCGATATTTCGAAGGCCATTAAGAAGCCGGGTGCACTGCGCTCGGCTCTTGGTGCCAAGAAGGGCAAGCCAATTCCAGCTGGTAAGCTGGCCAAGGCCGCTAAGGCTCCGGGCAAACTAGGTCAACGTGCACGGTTCGCGCAGTTGCTGAAAGGCTTCAAGAAGTAATGGCACGGTCGGACGAACCTAAGTGGAAGCGTATCGTTGCCAGCGTAAAGGCTGGCACGAAGGGTGGAAACGCAGGTCAATGGTCCGCACGTAAAGCCCAGCTTGCTACGCAACGGTATAAGAAGTCTGGTGGTGGCTATAGCGGCCCGAAGACAGAAGCCCAGAAGTCTCTATCCAAATGGACCAAAGAGGACTGGGGCACTAAGTCAGGCAAGCCGTCTACGCAGGGACCAAAAGCCACGGGCGAACGTTACTTGCCTAAGAAAGCACGTGAGGCTTTGAGTTCGCAGGAATACTCTGCTACAAGCAAGGCGAAACGCGCAGGCATAAAAGCGGGCAAGCAGTTCGTTAAGCAGCCAAAGGCGATAGCGAAGAAGGCAGCGAAATACAGATGACTACCTCGGGCACCAGCACATTTAATCTCAACCTCAACGACTTAGTCGAAGAGGCTTTCGAGCGTTGCGGTGCAGAACTTCGCACCGGTTACGACCTGCGCACAGCGCGCCGTAGTTTGAACCTGCTTACTATTGAGTGGGCAAACCGTGGCATTAACCTATGGACCATCGAGCAGGGCGAAATCCCCATGGTGCAGGGGCAGATTGTTTACGACCTGCCTGTAGACACTATAGACCTGCTTGAGCACGTCGTGCGCACCCAGACCGGGCAGCAGCAGACTGACATCACAATTAATCGTATCAGCGTCGATACATACTCGACAATCCCAAATAAGAACGCGCAGGGTCGGCCTATCCAAGTGTGGATTAACCGTCAGTCAGGCGCAGACTATCCGGTTACTGGCGTAGCCAACCCGCAGATTAACGTCTGGCCATGCCCAGACCAAGACGATTACTACACCTTTGTCTACTGGCGCTTGCGCCGCTTACAGGATGCTGGCGATGGCGTTACTACGCAAGATATACCGTTTAGGTTCCTCCCTTGTATGGTGGCTGGTCTCGCGTATCACCTATCCTTGAAACTGCCCGGCGCGCTCGAACGCTCTGTGGGCCTAAAGATGCAATACGAAGAACTCTGGCTGCAGGCTGCTGATGAGGACCGTGAGAAGGCACCGTTACGCCTTGCGCCTCGTCAGTATTTCCGGTGACGTGTGCCTAATCGGTTCGCCTCTGGTAAGTGGGCAATTTCGCAGTGCGACCGCTGCAACTTCCGCTATAAGCTGAAGGAGCTCAAGCGGCTCGTCATTAAGACCAAGAACATCAACATTCTGGTGTGCCCCACTTGTTGGGAACCGGACCAGCCACAGCTTCAGTTGGGTATGTACCCAGTGGACGACCCGCAAGCATTGCGTAACCCACGTCCAGACAACAGCTACTACCAAGCGGGCCTCAACCCGAACAACAACCCAAGTGACGGTAGTCGTATAATTCAGTGGGGGTGGAACCCTGTTGGGTTAGATAATCCTTTGGGTTTATTTGGTCTTCCAAATACGCTATTAGGCAATGGTCAAGTAGGGACCGTAACAGTAGAGACGGAGAATTAGTGATGGATAAGAAAGATTTGAAGCAGGACAAGGCCACCGCAGCGAAGGCCGTGCACAAGCACGAGCGCGCAATGCACAAGGGTAAGCCTCTGACCAAGATGGCCAAGGGCGGCAAGACCAACGCACAGATGGGTGCAATGGGTCGCAATCTTGCCAAAATCGCCAACCAGAAGAAATCTTCGCGGAGCAAATAATATGGCCAAGTTCAGCAAGAAAATGGGCGGCAAAGAAGTTGGTTCTGCCAGCGTTTACGCCAAGCCTCACACCATGAAGGGCGGTACTAATATCGACCTCGGCAACAACGGCTACCCAAACAACATCGCTAACACCCAGACGCTGAAGACACGCGGCACGGGTGCGGCTACTAAGGGTACGCACAGCAGCACGAAGATGGGCTAATGAACTACTCACAACTGTTCGAGACAATCAAAGGGTACGTCGAAAACGACTTCCCCAACACCTCATGGACCGGCTCTGACGGCTCCAGCACGGTGACGTTGACGTCTACCGAACAGATTAACACGTTCATAGAACAGGCTGAGCAGCGCATCTTTAACACGGTGCAGCTGCTTGACCTACGTAAGAACGTGACGGGTAACATGACGTCAGGCAACAAGTACCTTTCGGTGCCTTCAGACTGGCTGGCTAACTTCTCCATGGCTGTCATCGATGCCACTGGACGCTACGAATACCTGCTTAACAAGGACGTCAGCTTTATACGGCAGTCGTTCCCGAACCCAAGTACGACCGGCATACCCACACACTATGCCTACTTTGACGAGAACTCGTACATTCTGGGGCCGACGCCGGACGCTAACTATACAGTCGAACTGCACTACTTCTACTACCCAGAGTCCATCGTAACTGCTGGCACAAGCTGGTTGGGTGATAACTTCGACAGCGTGCTGCTCTACGGTGCGCTTATCGAAGCGTATATCTTTATGAAGGGTGAGCAGGACGTAAACGCCGAGTATCAGAAGCGGTACAACGAAGCGATGGCGATGCTCAAGCAGCTTGGCGAAGGCAAGAACCGTCAGGATATGTACCGGACGCCGCAAGCCCGGTATCCGGTCGCGTAGGAGATATAGATGTTCGACCCCGTTTCAGGCACTATTGGTAACGTCATGGTTATGGCTACCCAAGGTCGTGGCTCCACGCCGGAGGAAGTTGCCGAGCGTGCGCTGGATAAGATTATCTATGTCGGCAGCAACGCGCATCCTGCTATCCGGGACCAAGCTGAAGCCTTCAAAGACAGTATCCGTGGAGTGCTCGTGCATTATATGCACGAAGCTGTGCGGTCGCATAACGTAACTCTGGTGAACAAATTTAAACAGGCGGGGTATCCAGAGCTTACCTCGATACTCGATACATAAGGAGGCCTTAAGATGGCAATTACTCAAGCAATGACCACGTCGTTTAAGGCCGAGCTTATGCTGGCTGTACACGATTTCCGCGTAGGCGGTGATACCTTTAAGCTGGCGATGTACACTTCGTCGGCTACGATTGACGCCAACACCACCGCATACACTGCGTCTAACGAAGTAACAGGTACAAACTACACCGCTGGCGGTGGTACACTGACTAACCTTGGTGTTGTTACGTCGAACAATAACGCGTCTTCGGGTACGGGCTTCACGGACTTCTCCGACTTGACCTTTGCAAACTCGTCCATCACGGCACGTGGCGCGCTCATCTATAACACAACGCCTTCGGCTAACTCGAACGCGAACACCACGCTGACGAACGCTGCGGTAGCCACGCTGGATTTTGGTTCGGATAAGACTTCGACAGACGGTGACTTCACCATCATCTTCCCGACTGCTACTAATACGACTGCAATCATCCGCATCGTATAAGGAAAACTAATGCCTTTAAATGTTGCTGACCGCGTACGCGATACTACCACTACCACTGGTACAGGTACGATAACGCTCAGTGGTGCCTCACCTACGGGGTACCAGACCTTTAGTGCGGTCGGCAACGGTAACACCACATACTACACCATTAACGCTGGTGCACAGTGGGAAGTCGGCATCGGTACATACTCAGGTGCTGGCCCCACGCTTTCGCGTGACACTGTGCTTGCGTCCAGCAATAGCGGTTCGCTCGTAGACTTTGCCGCAGGCACTAAAGATGTGTTCTGCGACTACCCAGCCAGCAAGTCTATCTCGGACGGCTTCGGCCTCCTCCCACCTGCTAATGGTGGCACGGGTCTCTCTAGTCCCGGCACGGCGGGTAACGTCCTAACCAGCGACGGCACGGAATGGGTATCTTCAGCGCCCGCTGGTGGTACGGTGTCTTACCCACAGAACATCCAGAGCGGCAATTACACGTTGGTGTTGGGTGACGCTGGCAAGCATATCTATTCGGCCAACACTGGCGCACAGACCATCACAATCCCGACAAATGCGTCGGTTGCGTTCCCGATTGGGACGTTGATTACCGTTGTGAATTTTGGGACTAACGCCATAACTTTCGGCGTATCCGGTGTTTCTGTTTACCAAAACGGCAGCAAAAGCGCGAGTGCCTCACCAAAGATAAGTCCCGGAACATCCTTGCAGTTATTAAAGACTGACACAAATGCGTGGAATATACTTTTAGGTGCGTTGTCAACGTCAACCACCGCATCGTATCTGATTGTTGCTGGCGGCGCATCGGGCGGCTCAAACGACACCAATATGGGAACTGGCGGCGGCGGCGCTGGTGGATTGCTGACAGGCACTTCGACTTTGGTGTTTGGAACTACTTACACGATAACTATCGGCGCTGGTGGCGCTGTGCAATCAAGCAACGGTAACGGAAATACTGGCAGCAACTCTTCGGCGTTAAGCGTAACGGCCAGCGGCGGCGGTGGTGGTAGCGGTGTAGGTAGCGGCGCGGGTGTTGCTGGCGCATCTGGTGGCGGTGGTTCTGGCTCATTTGCTGCTGGAACAACTGCTGGCGGCGCGGGAACTAGCGGCCAAGGTAATAACGGCGGTGCCGGACAAAATAGCACCGTAGACGCCGACGCTCAAGTTGGCGGCGGCGGCGGTGGCTCTTCCGCCGCTGGTTCGGCTGGCACGGGTACTTCCGGTGGTAATGGCGGCGCAGGTACCGCAAACTCGATTACTGGCTCCTCGGTAACTTACGCCGGAGGCGGTGGTGGCGGTAAACGTACATCTGGGACGGCTGGAACGGGCGGTTCTGGGGGTGGCGGTAATGGC